ATGACTGGCGACGGCGTGACTGGCGACAGCACGCTCGAGGGTAACGAAGAGGCGCTCCGCGCTTACGACATCACCATCGAGCTGGATCAGCTGCGCTTTGCGAACCGCATTGCCGGTCGCCTCGCTGACCAGAAGTCGGTCGTCAACTTCCGTGAGACCAGCCGTGACGCCCTCGCCTACGCGATGGCCGATCGTATGGACCAGCTCGCGTTCTTGACGCTCGCCGGTGTTTCTTACACGCACAAGACGAGCGGTGGTCTCCGCAGCGTTTTGGCTTCTGGCCAGAACCTGTCGAACCTCGAGTTCGCCTCGGACGTGTCGGCCCCGACCGCTGCTCGTCACCGTCGCGTTTCGGGCAACGACATCGTTGCCGGTGATACGACTACGATCACGTCTGCTGACATTCTCAAGTACCGCCATATCGTGGCCCTCAAGGCCTACGCGAAGGACAACTACATCCGTGGTGTCCGTGGCGCTGGCAACGACGAGGTGTTCCACCTCTTCGTGACGCCGCAGCAGATGGCCGCCCTCAAGCTCGATTCGGACTTCCTTGCCAACGTGCGTAATGCTGGCATCCGTGGTCCGAGCAACCAGCTCTTCGCTGGTTCGAGCTCGTTGATGGTCGACGGCGTGATGGTGCACGAGTTCCGTCACGTGTTTAACACCGCGACTGCGACCACTGGTACCTCGGCTAACGCCGGTGCCGCTGGTTACAAGTGGGGTGCTAACGCCAACGTTGTTGGCGGTCGTGCGCTCTTCTGCGGTGCGCAGGCGCTCGCGATGGCTGACATCGGTCTGCCGGAAATCGTGGAAGACACCTTCGACTACCAGAATCAGTCTGGTATCTCGATCGGTAAGATCTTCGGTCTCCGCAAGCCGAAGTACAACAGCGATTACAACGGGTCCGTTCAGGACTTCGGCGTGGTCTGCCTCGACACGGCCATCTAAGTCGTGGGGGGGCCCTCTCTTCGGAGGGGGTCCCCTACTCTTTAAACCAGGAGGTTCCGTGAAGGTCATTGCAGACCAAGAGATCCGGGTGGCCACCCTTAGTGGTGCGTGCGTACTGTTCCTTCCAGGCGTTGAGCGCGAAGTGTCCGATGAGATCGGATTACTGGCCCTTCAGATGGGAGCGAGACAAGCGGATGTATTGAAGCTTCCCGATCCGATCGTGGCAAAACCACCTTCGGCTAAAGTTGTTACGGAGCCTATCGCCAAGGCCGCAGAGGTCGAGGCGTTTGAAGAGTTCAAGACTCTTGATGATGTTATTAACGGGATGGAAAAACTGGTACAGTTTGCCGATCCCGACGACTTTAAGGCTGATGGGACGCCCAAAGCGTCAGCAGTTAACCGCGTGGTTGGTCGCACAGTTAGCACCGAAGACCGCGAAGCTGCTTGGGAGGCGTTCCTACACTCGTGAGGTAGACCATGGCTGTCACCGTACAAAGCGTTATTGACCGGGTTCAAAAGACCCTCCAGGACACCACCGGTGTCCGTTGGCCGGTTGTTGATGAACTCGTACTTTGGGTAAATGACGCGCAGCGCGAGATCTCTGTCCTAAAGCCCGATGCTTCGGCTAAGAACGTAACCGTTACACTCGTTACTGGAACCAAGCAGGAGATTCCCAGTGACGGCAACCGCCTACTTCGGGTGGTCCGTAACATGTCGGCCGCCTCCAGCGGCGTTGGCAAGCGTTCTGTTCGTATCGTTTCCCGTGAAGTTCTTGATGCCCAGACCCCCGACTGGCACGATCCGCTGGTAACCGGCGATGCTGCTCACGCTGCTGTAATCAAGCATTACATCTACGACGAGCAAAACCCACGTAACTTTTACGTTTACCCCGGCGTGGCGTCTGGTAGCAACTCGTACCTCGAAATTATCTACTCGGCGAACCCTGCAACCGTCACGCTGATTGGAAATCTGGACATTCCCGACATCTTCGCCAACGCGGTGATGAACTATGTCCTCTACATGGCTTACATGAAGGACGCAGATTACGCTGGTAACCAGCAGCGCGCCTCTTCGCACTATCAGCTCTTTGCGGCATCCGTTACCGGCAAGGCGCAGATTGACGCGTTGACTTCGCCAAACTTTGACTCCAGCCGCCTTGCGATGGCAGCTCCGGCAGTAGCGGGGTAATTAAGCATGGCGCTCTATGAGTCGCTGCTCCCTGAAATCATCCCGATGGTGCCGGGGTGTCCAGATACGCTGATCGAAAACAACATTCGAGCAGCTACTATTGAGCTGTGCGAAAAGGCTGCTGTACTTCAGGCTGAACTCGACGCCGTTACTACTGTAGCTGGCATTTACGAGTACGATCTTGAGCCGCCCACTGGGACCGTGGTCCACAAAGTAATGTGGGTCGTTCACGACGGTAAGGACCTCGAGCCAATCAGCACGAACCTCCTGGAACAGCGCAAGCAGAACTGGCGTGACGCCGACAACCGGGGCACCCCGGAGTACTACGTCAAAGTCAGCCAGTCGTTGTTCTGGATGGTTCCGGTTCCAAACGAGACTAAAGCGCTTAGCACTATTGTTCGTGCTCAGCTGAAGCCCACTCAGACTTCTATCTCTGCTGACGACGAACTGATGTCTGAATACCGGGACACGATCGTAAACGGCGCTTTGTTTCGTTTGCTGCGTTTACCGAGCAAAGACTGGACTGATTTCGGCGGCGCACAGGTGTACTCCTCGTTGTTTAACGAGGGCATCATTCAAGCCGATCGTCGTGCTAGGAATGCCGACGTTGGTATCGCTAGGAAGGTAGCGTATGGCGGAATTTACACACCATTCTCCCAACGACGTAATCGCTACGGTCGAGGCGGTTGAGCCTGTAGTAGCCGACGTTAGAAGAGAGTGGGACTGGATAAGGCCCGGTGTCGAAGAGATACTACGTAATTCAAAATCGCTTACGTATCGGGCAGAAGATGTTTACGCAGCCTGCGTTAATCACCAGGCCGTGCTTTGGATGACAAGTGAAGGTTTCGTCGTTTCGACAACCGAGACTGACACCTTCACAGGTAAGAAGACGATGTTTCTTTGGCTCGCGTGGGCCAAAGAGAGGGGGAATAGCTTGGTATCTAAATACCAACCGTTCTTCGAAAGAGTGGCGCGCGAGGCGGGGTACAGCTACCTGGAAACAAGGTCGCCCTTCCTAGGCTTGATGCCGCACTTGACCGAGAATGGTTGGTCGATTGATACCGTGGTGTATACGAGGGAACTATAGTGTCCAGCAAACCGAAAGCAGCTGATTACAAGCCAAGTGAGGCAGAGAAAGCTTCTGCTTCGGTAGCGATGGCAGAGTATCAGTACTTCAAAGAGAAGTACGATCCTCTCCTGCAGCAGATGCGCGATAAGTCGCTGACCGAAGACGTCCAGTCTGGTCTTCGCGGCCGAGCCAATGCTGATGTAATGCAGGCTCTTTCGACTCCTAGCTATCAGGCAGCGAGCAGTCCGACTGCGGCTGGCGATATGGCGCAGGCTCTTACTGGCCAGCTAGGTGCTGCTAACACAGCGGCTACCCAGGTTCAGAACACCATGCAGACCGGCGTTCTTGGTACTGCTCGTGGCCAGGCCGCTGATGCACAAAGCGGTATGGCGCAGGCCAGCCGTCTTGCTACGTCTAGTGCTCTTGAGAAGGCCCGCGCTAATCAGCAGGTAGCTCAGGCTAAGCAGGCTGCGGTTGCTCAGATTGGCAGCACTGTTGTCGCTCAGGGTATTGAAAACAGGGCTAGCGGCGGTACTTTTTTCACACCTAACGATCCAAAAACCGGAGCAGTTAGTAGCTTGAAAGATCGTCTGGCCTACAGCACTTACGGCACTGCGGCTGGTAACTACCCGTCTCGCGGAACGTTAGACGTAGCTACACCTACTCTATTCGCGCCTCCGGCTCTTCAAGTAACAGCGCCTGTCATTTGGTCACCTGGGTATACGCCTAGCAAGCCTGGTCTGTCCAGACTTGGACCCGGCATTGTTGGCGGAAAAGTTTTTGGTGGGGGCTAACGTATGGCCGCTTCTTCTTTGTCTTTAAATTTGGAAGAAATGCTCCGTCTGCAACAGCAGATGCAGATTTCTGGTGCTACGCAGAACCGTCCATCAGTTAGCCTTCCTAACGTAGACGATCCTGAAAAAGCTTACGCAAACCTTACTCGACAGGAGTACATGGACTACGTCCAGAACTATCGTGGGTTTGAGGAAGAACTGATTCGTAAGGCTCAGACTGATCGCACGTTGATTGATCAGGCTCGCAAAGACGTCGGGGTTGCCTCTGCTTTGACGCAAGGGGTCGCTTCTCGTAACGCCCAGCGATACGGCGTAGCGCTGACTCCTGCTCAACTGCAACAACAGCAGTTGCGATTACAGCGCGCTAATACGCTAGGCGGTATTCAGGCTGTCAATGATGCAAAGATTGCCCAGCGTGAATCCAACACAGCGCTGCTTTCTGACCTGATTAACATTGGTCAGGGGGTCAATCGGGCTTCGCAGCAGCAACTCGGTTCTGCAGCGGCTGACGCTACAGCCCGTAAGAATGCCTACACCCAGGCCAAAGCGCAGTCAAAAGCAAATACCTACTCCACGATTGGATCGCTGGCATCAGCGGCTATCTTGGCGTTTGCGTTCTAGAGGTAAGTCATGGCACAAGATCTTGGTAGTGCAATTCTCGCTGGCTTCCAGGGAGTACAAGCCGGAGCACAGCGACGGCAGCAGTTTGCTCTTCAGCAACAGGAGCTGGATCTTGCTCGTGAACGGGCTGGTCGCGAAGAGCGGCAGCTTGGCATTCTTGAAAGCGACTTTAAGCTTAGAGAACAAAAACAAGCGTCTGATCTTAGAACTGCCCGCCTTTCAGAAATTGATACCAAAGTTAAGAGGGAGGGTGATTCTCTTATTGGGGACGCCCTTGGTCTTGGCTATTACGATGTCAACAATCGTGAAACTCCGTTTAAAAAAGACAAACTAGTTGCAGACCTTCAAGGATCTGATCCGGCAAAAAAAGCTCAAGCGCAGCAATTTATAGTGCGCGTAGCAAACCATGAACGCATGCTAGGGCGGCTCGAAGAAGGGAAGATTGACGAGGACGATTTCTCGTTTGACTCGTTAGATCCGCAAGCACTTGCAAGTGGAAAGGTAATAGCCGTTGGTAAGTACAGATCCACCGGTGAACCTGGCGTAAGTACTGTTAGAGGTACTAACGAGCCAGATGATCCGATCTATTCACGCGATTTTACAGACGCGGCAAAAGACATATCAGTTTATTGGCGCGGCTCCGTTTTGAATCGTGGGTCTACTATGGGTGGAAGTAGCGCGTATACGCGTTCTACTGTCGTAGGCATGGCTGGTGAAGCGGATGCTAAAGCTGCTCGCGGTGGCGGAGATGTGGTTGGCGCAACGAACCGCGTAACTACTGCGGTTATGAGTAGCGCTGGCCCGATCCTCGGGCGGGAAGGAAAGCGCGCAGCCATGGCCGCTCTTTCGGCCGCTCAAGATGACCCGGAAGAATACCGGAAGGTTCTTTTAGGTATCACTGAGACCCTTAATAACGGCGGGGCTAACATTCAAGTCCCGTCTATCCTCAGCGCGCCTATAGATAAGAATAAGCGTGATAGGAATATTGTTGAGCCTGGTTCTTATAATCAAGGGCAGAATGTTGATACCAGCCCAGGTCTACCCGCTGCTGGAACAGATCCTTCAGCTGCTTTCCAGATTACTTCCGGTAGGGCAGACCCTTTAGCGGGCCTTAATAGGAAGATAGCTGACGCAACTAGCAAGGCCGATAAGGCTACTGGCGACGCTCGAATTGCTGCTGAAAACGAACTGTCTAAGTTGCAGCAGCAACGATATGACTTGGTAAACAATATAAACGTTCGCCAGTTTAACGGTATTAATTCGCAACTTGCTTCGTTGCAGTCCGACAGAGCTAAAGCCTCTCCGGATAGAAGGGCGGCTTTTGACTCTAAGATTTCTGACCTTACAAAGCGCAGAGACCTATACGTTAAAGCAGGGTACAGAACTCCGTCTATGGAGACTGATGCTTACAAGGCGCTTGAGACTAATGTCTTGTCAAAACTTGAAGGCCTCACTGGTGAGCAGGCTCTTCAGCTTGTTCAAGACGGCCGCATTCAGTTCTCAGAAGCGGACATGGCCGCTATGCGAGCTAGAGCGCAAGAGGCTGGGGTTACTAGTAACGCTCAAGTAAAGCGCTTGCCGTTGAGAGAGCAGACTGCGCTTCGGGCGATTATGTATTCCTGGTCTGACAACCCCCAGGAACGCGAGAGTATTCGTCAGGAAATGACTAATATTGCTGAGACCGGAATTTTGTCCATGTCAAAAAAGGACTTGGACACATCGCAGCGTGGTTGGTTTACGGCTTATACGGATCGCATGCGTCTTGATCAAGACCGCGCTGAGTTCTTGTATCGGGCTTCTCAAGACCGATCGAATGCTCTTAACGAGGCATTGAAGCGCAAGGACGGTTGGGATAAGTCAGCTAAAGACGCCCTTACTGGCATGACCAGAATGATTCGTTTTGGCAAAGGCCCAGATGGGGCTGATATAGACGATGCCGGGTACGATGGTGGGAAATTGAATCGTACTCGAGTAGATGCGGCCGTTAAATTCTACCTCCCTAACCTAGTTTTAGACGCTAGGCAGGCAATCCAAGAAGGCTCCGGTAAACGGCATTTACAGACCTTAAATGCTTTGACAAGTACTGCGCTTATGGCAGCAGCCAAAGACGGAACCGGCGGTTTCTGGAACTGGGTCGGCAGCTGGGGCAACCCAAGCCCTGATCAAATTATAGGAGCTGGGACTGATTTTGGATTGCAACGAGTCAAAGCTGAACGTGACGCAAATAACAACGTTACCGGCTTTAGAGTTTATTCAGCCGGAGGCGAAAGAGCGGGCAGGTTCTTCACAGCTAAACAAGTCCAGGACCAGATGGATCCGGAGATGTATAAAGTAGTTGTGTCGGCTATTGAGTTAAACGAGCTGGCAAGGCAATCTAAAGATCCAAACGCTAGGTAATACCCAGAATGGCAGACGCTTTTGAGTTATTCCTTTCTGGGCAGCAACGGCCGTCTACTCGCAGACGGCCGTCTTTTGATGCGGCCACTAGCTCGCCTATGGAGCGTGCTCAACAAGCCGCGTTCTTAGAAGGCGCTGCTGAACAGGATCCAGTTCGTGGGCAGGCCGAACTCGTGGCTAGCCCTGACGAGTCGTGGATGCCTAGAGCTGTTCCAGGTACTTTAGGCGAAGAGTTTGGCGCAGCCGTACAAGCGGGTGCTATAGGCTTACAGGCAGACTTAGAATTTTTCAAAGGCCTAACTAATACAATCGCTGGCGATGAAAAAGCAGCTGCGGCTAATATCCGCAATGCTCGTCTAGCTGAAGAAGATGCTGCTGCCCCGCTAGAGGGGCTCGAGACATTTGAGCAGTTCCTTGAGCAGCCTACGTTTGGCGGCTTTATTAGCCAAGCTACGCGCGGTTTTGGTCAAGTTGTACCATCCGCTATTCTGTCTATCGCTAGTGCCGGTACTGGCGCACTGACCGCTGTTGTTGGTCGTGGTGTACTGAACCAGGTAAACCGCCAGGCGGCCAAGCGTATTATTAAGGACTCGGTTGATCGTACTGTTCAGGGTATTGCTGACCCGGCCGAGCAGCAGATCGCTGAGCTGGCTTACGGTTCTCTTCGACAGGCTGCTACGCGT